ACGGCTAACTTCATGGGCAGAACCATGAAGTTTCCTGCTGACCGGTCTTATGATAACTGGGGTCTTACTGTTTACAACGACGGTTCCTACAACCTACGCAAGTCGTTTGAATCTTGGTCCAACCTCATTAATTCGTATCAGAGTAATGTTGGTCCCAACAACTTCAACTCGTATTTGATGGATTGGGCGGTTCAGCCCCTTACTCGCGAAGGAAACGCAATCTGCACCTATAAGTTCATTGGTTGCTTTCCTGCAACTGTTGGCGAAGTTAGTCTTTCGTTCGAGAGTAAGTCAAACATTTCTGAATTCACAGTTGATCTTTCTTATCAATATTATGAACTAGTCGGCACATCAACCTGATTTCAAGTCAGGCAATAGAGAGGTTTTAACCATGGAATTGTTCGGCTTTAAATTAGAACGGTCGAAAAAGCAACAATCTGATTTCAAGGCACTTAAGTCGTTCGTGGTCCCCACCACGGACGATGGTGCCATTCCGGTCGAGGCTGGCGGATTTTATGGTCAATATGTCGATCTTGATGGTTCTGTCAGAAATGATTTTGAACTAGTTGCAAAATATCGCGAAATGTCAATGGATCCTGTCTGCGAAGTTGCCATTGATGATATTGTCAATGAATCCATCGTAACCGAACCAGGCAAAATGCCAATCAAGTTGTCATTTATAAACGATTCCACTTTGGCACTTACTCCTAAGATCAAGAACAAAATCGAAGAGGAATTCAAGAACATTCTTCGTTTGATGTCATTCGACACAAAAGGATATGAAATCTTTCGAAGATGGTATGTGGACGGAAAGATATATTTTCATATCATCGTTGATGAAGAAAAGACGGAAAAGGGAATACTTGAACTTCGATATGTTGATCCTCTCAACATACAAAAGATCCGTGAATTCAAGAAGGAAACTCGTCCAGATGGAAACAAGATTATCACGGGATTCCGTGATTTCTATCTTTACAACAAGGATAATCCTCGCGTAGGTTCTTCTCAAGGCATAAAAATTAGCGATGATGCAATCGCCTTCTGTTCATCAGGAATGTTTGATAGTCGCTACCGCCGAACGGTGGGTTTTTTACACAAAGCCATCAAACCGTTGAATCAATTGCGAATGATGGAAGATGCCGTGGTCATCTACCGAATCTCCCGCGCTCCCGAACGCCGCATTTTCTACATCGATGTAGGCAATCTTCCCAAGACAAAGGCAGAAGCCTATGTCAAGGACATCATGAATCGGTATCGCAACAAGTTGGTATACGATGCCAACACGGGCGAGATTCGGGATGACCGCAAGTTCATGTCCATGCTTGAGGACTATTGGTTGCCTCGCCGTGAAGGTTCAAAAGGAACCGAGATCAGCACCCTGTCCGGCGCACAGAATCTTGGTGAACTTGCCGACATCGTGTATTTTCAGAAGAAGTTGTATCGCGCTCTCAATGTTCCTGTCAGCCGCCTTGAGCAGGACAAGGGCATTGCCCTCGGAAGATCGTCAGAAATCAATCGTGACGAACTAAAATTCTCAAAATTTGTATCTCGCCTACGCAATAAATTCAATGAACTCATTTTTGACCTTCTACGCAAGCAAATCCTACTCAAGAATATCATCACTCCAGATGAATGGCCCTCCATCAAGGAAGTATTGTTCTTGGATTATCTCAAGGATTCTTATTATGTGGAAGCCAAGAATGCGGAACTACGCAAGCAGCGCAACGGCGAACTGAATGATATTGAAAAATACATAGGTAAGTATTATTCTCATTATTGGGTTCGTACACAGGTTCTCGGCATGACTGAAAGCGAAATTGCCGAAATGGATAAGCAAATGTCTGTGGAACGAAACAAGGGAATGTATCCATCAACAGATGGATAAAGAAAGGAAAAGGCTGGAGATGCAAAAGAACAATCTTTCAGGTGTCTTGGATTCCGTAAATGAGAAGGATGCCGTTGCATTCAAGAACTCCCTTGTTCAGGCTCTCAACAATCGATTGTTTGCAGCACTTGAGACAAGAAAGAACGAGGTTGCAAAGGAAATTCTCGGAGAGAGCGAGGCTACCGCAGAAGAAGTAAACGAAGCCAACATTCTTGCACCGACTGCTCCACCTGTGGTTGGTGTGAAGAAGAAAACGGGAAAGACAATTGTTCCTCCCCCACAGACAAAGGCAGAAGCGATTGCTCCTGCAAAGCCAGCAGTCGATCCTGCCGCAAAAGCCAAGGCAGATATGTTGAAGGCAAAGGCTGCTGTTCAGGCAAATAAGGCAAAGTTGGATGCAGTTGAAGTCAAGAAGAATGTTCTCGACAAGAAGGAACTTGATACCATGCAACGGCAGATTGATGCTGTCATGGACAACAGCGTTGACATTGCGTCTTTGAAGCCTGTTCCTGGCGGATTTGAAATTAAGAAGCAACCAGACGATGGTCTGAATCCGACATTGGACAAGGAATTCCTGATGAAGACTTTTCAGCACAACGGCAAGATCGTTGAATTGAAGCAGATCGGTCTCGGGCTTTCAAGACCCATCCGTGTTTACATTGATGGTAGTCGATGGAATTTCTTTCCAGGACTTGAGTCTGCTGCGAAGATGGCAAAGGAATACATCGACATGACTAGTGGTATGAACCGCGAGTCGATTGAATCTGTTGCAGAGACTATATCAGAGAAGGTTGATCTTGATGGTCGAACAAAATTGGTCAGAGATACGATGGCTCGCCTTGAGATGTACAAAAAATCTCGAATCGAGAAAGCCAAAAAGATGCAGGAAGAGCAGGAAACAGGAGAAAAGAAGTATGAGGGTCTGTACAAGGATGGAACAGGACGAGGAGCCTTTGTTCCTGAGCCATATAACACAGGGGCAAAGGTGCATCCATATTTCCAAAAGAGCGTAACCGAAGGGATTCTTGATGAATTTAAGAAAGCATTCGGCAAGGAAAGCATGACCTTCCATGAAGGGGATAAGGAAGAATATGAAAAATTCTTCAAGGCTGCAATGAAGAAATTTGGCATTAATGCACCATCAGACCTACAGAGTGATGCAGACAAGAAGAAGTTCTTCGCCTATATCAAGAAAAATTACAAGGGTTAAATTGCCAACAGTTGTCTACAAGTTCAAAACCAAACAACTACTTGATGAAGTAGTTGCTGCTGTTGCCTCTTCTTGTATTTGCAGCAGCATAAAAGAAGTACATTCAACCGAAGAGTTCAAAATTTTGGTTGAGTGTAGCAATGACAGGGACTTGAATGAGGTTCGTTTCTGCGTTGCTCAAATAAAAGAACAGATCAAAAACAAGCAACTCACCGAAAAGGTTGTCAATATTCTTCAACATTCATCAAGCGGAAATGGAAAACTGCTTCGTCTGATGAATGGAGATCTTGTGCGTCTGTCTCCCGTAAATGCAAAAGCAATAACACAAATACATGATCAATTATCAGAGACCAATCAAGCATTGTTGAGAACAATGTTGATCGAATCTAAGTATTGTCATGATGCTGTTGTTGATTTTTGCAACAACAGAATCAGAGAGGAATCCTAATCATGACAGATTCCTGTTCTGACAAGCAACTGGAGTTAATAAAGGAAATATATGGCTAATTCAACATCGTATCTCGTAAGAACAAGAAATCGCTGTGTTGTCGGAGTATATGGAGATACCGCAGGAACAATCACTTTCGGCATCACTAACTCTGCATTTGATGCAAATGACTCGTTGGATAGCAGAATAACAAATTCGTCTGCTTGTCTTTCACGAATTGTATATGGATTAAGCGGAGCAGGAACCTTGCTTCGATTCGGTCCAACAGGAGGAACTGCGTTCATGCTGTCTCCGAATTCATCAGGTTCAATTGATTTCGAAAGAATCACTTTGCCAAACAATGCCGTATCTCCCGCAGATGGAACTTTCAAAGTAGAAGTTCCAGCAAGCACCACGGTGACCGCGTATTTGGAATTCGTACCATTCTAACCAAACAACGGAGACCCAATGAAACTCTTCTGTGATCTCAACGAAAATATTCAAGTTCTGACCGAGGAGCCTGCTCCTGGTCAGAAAAACTATTTCATCGAAGGCATATTTCTTCAAGGCAACATCACAAATCGCAATAAGCGAAAGTATCCCATGGAGACTCTTCAGAAGGAAGTAAGTCGCTATAACGAGAATTTTGTCAAACAAAAGCGTGCTTTTGGTGAACTTGGTCATCCTGAAGGACCAACCATCAACCTCGAAAGAGTCAGTCACATGATCACCGATTTGCGTCGTGAAGGTCATAACTTCATTGGTCGGGCGAAGATTATGGATACTCCATATGGCAAGATTGTTAAAAATCTCATTGATGAAGGGGCTAAACTCGGAGTTTCAAGCCGTGGAATGGGTTCCTTGGAAGAAAGAAATGGTGTAAATGTTGTAAAAGATGATTTTCAACTTGCTACTGCTGCGGATATCGTTGCGGACCCATCTGCCCCTGAAGCCTTTGTTCGTGGAATCATGGAAGGCAAAGAGTGGATATGGGAAAGTGGTCGTCTAGTCGAAAAGGACATAGAGCAGATCAAGAAAGACATCAAAAAGACTAATTTGAGAAATTTGGAAGAAGCCAAGATAAATGCGTTCAATAAGTTCCTGCGCGGACTTTGACAAATGATAAATAATCTGCACCCTCACTAAAACACCAAGGAGAGAGTTCATGGACTCATTCAAGAACAACGAAGTAGAGGAAATCCTCGAAGAGGAAATTCTCGATACCGACGAGCAAACCGACGAAACAGAGGACACCATCAGCGAGGCTGATGACTCCGCTTCAAAGCAAAAGGCAAATCTGACTGCAACCAAGCAAATGCAGCAGCCAATGGCAGGCAGCACTGCCATGCCCAAAGAGTCACCCAAGTACAAGGGTCTTTATAAGGATGGCACCGGCAAGGGTGCAATCATTCCAGAACCCATCGATACCGATGATGTTGAGGGAGATGCTGATGCCGATTCAAACACAAAGCAAAAGAGCAATGTGGACAAGAAGCGCATGGCAAAGGAAGATCTTGCCGTTCACATGGATGCAATGTTCACTGGCGAAGAGTTGAGTGAGGATTTTAAGACCAAGGCATCCACAATCTTCGAAACCGCCGTAAATGAGCGGATTGAAGCAATTGCAGAAGAACTTGAGACTGAATTCGAGACTCGCCTCATGGCCGCACAAGAGCAAGTCAAGACAGAACTCACGGAGCAGTTGGATTCATATCTGTCTTATGTCATTGAGGAGTGGATGGAAGAAAACCGCCTTGCTGTTGAAAAGGGTATTCGTACCGAGGTTGCAGAGCAGTTCATCGAAGGTCTTCGTTCGCTCTTCCTTGAGCATAACATTGAAGTTCCATCCGCAAAGGTAGATCTTGTCGATGAAATGGCTGAGAAGGTCGAAGCATTGACTAATGATTTGAACGAGCAAATCCTCAAGAATGTCGAAATAACCAAGGAAGTTTCCGAACTTCGTCGCAAGGACATTCTTGAGGAAAACTGCGAAGGATTGGCAGACACCCAGAAGGAACGCATGAAGAAGTTGGCAGAAGGCGTTGCTTTTGAAGGAGAGGAAGATTATCGCAGCAAGTTGGAAATCATTCGTGAATCCTACTTTGGTGCTGGCGCGACCGAATCGCAGAACGAGGAAACAGCAGAGGAAGAAACTGTTCTTTCCGAGAACATCGGTGATGACATGAGTGGTGCTGATGCGCCATCTCAAGATCGACAAGAGGAATTGAGTGAGTCGATGAGTGTGTATGCAAAGGCTCTCTCGCGTTTAAATCGCAGATAATCAAAATATCGTGATTTCTAAATAATGCAGTTAGACACAGTTACTTTCAACAACAACTAATTTGTCACAGGAGACAAAAATGGACTTGACAATCTCAGAAGCACTACAAAAGAAGTGGAAGGCAATCGTTGAACACGCAGATCTTCCCGAAATTAAGGATAACTGGCGCAAGACAGTTACCACAACTCTACTTGAGAACCAGGAGCAATACCTCCGTGAGGCCGCACCAGTAAACTCTGCTGGCGATATGCCCAACACCGGCGGCGTTGCAAAGTGGGATCCAATCCTCATCTCGCTCGTTCGCCGTGCAATGCCTAACCTCATTGCATACGACATCTGCGGCGTTCAGCCAATGAGCGGACCTACTGGTCTTATCTTTGCTCTTCGTAGCCGTTACAATTCGCAGAGTGGTCCCGAGGCTCTATTCAGCGAAGCCGATACCCGTTTCGGTGGTTCAGGCGGAACCCCTGGTTATACCGGTGTTGGATATACTGGTGGTCTGACCTATGGTGGTTCGGATCCTTTCTTCGGTGCTGCCGAAGCAAACCTTAACAATGCCGTAACCGACACCGATGCAGTAACTCGCCCCATGACAACTGGCATGGGCGAAGCACTTGGTGACGCTGCCAACAATGCTTTTGCACAGATGGCATTCAGCATTGAGAAGACAACCGTGACTGCAAAGACACGCGCCCTCAAGGCCGAGTACACCATGGAACTGGCTCAAGACCTCAAGGCCATTCACGGTCTTGATGCTGAGACAGAACTCGCCAACATCCTCTCTGCTGAAATTCTTGCAGAAATCAATCGTGAGGTTGTTCGCACCATCTACCGCAACGCCAAGTTGGGAGCCAAGTCTGGTACAACTCAGACCCGTGGTATCTTCGACCTCAATGTTGACTCCAACGGTCGTTGGTCGGTTGAGAAGTTCAAGGGTCTGCTCTTCCAAATTGAGCGCGAGTGCAATCAGATCGCCAAGGAAACTCGTCGCGGCAAGGGCAATTTTGTCCTCTGCTCTAGCGATGTTGCTTCGGCTCTCGCAATGTCTGGTGTCCTTGATTATGCTCCTGCCCTGTCCACCAACCTTAATGTTGATGATACAGGAAACACCTTTGCAGGCGTTCTCAACGGCAAGTTGCGTGTATACATTGATCCATACTATTCGACCACCCTCGCTTCGGACTTCTTCTGTGTCGGTTATAAGGGTTCCAGCCCGTATGACGCTGGTATCTTCTATTGCCCCTATGTTCCGCTACAGATGGTTCGTGCGGTTGGTGAGCAGTCGTTCCAGCCCAAGATCGGATTCAAGACCCGCTACGGCATGGTCAACAATCCATTCGTCATGGGCAGCGATAATGCACCAATTCAGGATGTCGATAACGCCAACGCTTCACGCAGTAACCAGTACTACCGTATCGTCAAGGTTAACAACCTCTTCTGATTCGCAGTACAAATCGAGTTACCCCACACTTGGAATGGGAGCGGCAGAAATGCCGCTCTCGTTCTTTTTAAACAGTCATAAATAACCGTAGTAATGTATTACTCTACTGTCAACCAATTGGTTACATTGTCCATCACGGGAAGCACGGCGGGATTTGCCGTTGGTGATGATCTTGA